CAGATGTGGGACGTGTTCAAAGCGAACAAATTCCCGTCAAGGCAGTCGTCCATCTACGAGTCGATGCTCCTGCACGGTCGTGGAATCGCTTCGTGCTGGCCGAACCTCACTGATCGTTCGCGTCCGATCATACGGCCGGAGTCGCTGCTGCGGGTGCACGTCGAGATGGACCCCGATGACCCGTACACCCCCCTGTGGGCGGCGAAGATTTTCACAATCAACGAGATCTCGCCCACCTTGTCGGGCTTCGTGCTCCCGTCAGGCATGACGACGGAGCAGAAGACGGTCGGCATCGTATACGACAGCACCTCAATGGTCCGGTTCGAACGCGGCGGCTACGCGGGCACCGGCGAATGGGTGTTCACAGACGAGGGCACGCACCCGATGCGCCGCGTTCCGTTCGCCCTGTACGACTACACGGTGAACGACAAGGGCATGCCCTGGTCGGCGATGGACTCGCTCATCCCTCAGCAGGACGCGATCAACACGATCCGGTTCAACACGCTCCTCGCGATGCAGTTCTCCGCGTTCCGGCAGCGCATCGTCGTCGGGTTCGACCCGGTGATGAAGGACCGCGACGGGAACATCCTGTACCGCAGGAATGAAGACGGCTCGCTCGTGGTCGATGGCAACGGAAACCCGTTGCCGTTGCTCAGTACGCCCGGTCGTGTGGGCGTCGACCGCCTCCTTGCGTTCCCTGGTGGTGAGACGAAGGTCTTCGACCTTCCGGAGTCGAACCTTGGTAACTACATCGAGGTGCTCGAGTCGTTCCTGGTGCAGTTCTTCTCCACGGGGCAGATCCCGCCGCAGTACCTGTTGTCGCAGATGGCGAACCTGTCCGGCGATGCTCTCGCCGGTGCTGAGTCGACCCTCGCGTCTCTGGTGAAGGAACTGCAGCTCTCCGGCGGTGAGGGCAACGCGGACCTGTCAGAGCTCGCGTGGTACGCCGCTGGCAATACGGACGCGTACGGTGCCGCTGAGGCCGTGTGGGCGGATGCTGAGGCGCGGTCGTTCGCGCAGATTATCGACGCGATCACCAAGCTCATCGCGCAGGGGTTCCCCCGCCGGTCGGCGTGGGAGATGATCCCCGGTGCGACACCGCAGAAGGTGGAGCGGTGGATCGACCAGGCTGAGGACGAGCAGCAGGTTTCGCTTCTGGCACTTGCTGCCCGCCCGTTCCAAGATGTCACCGCCCCGGATACGGTGGTGGCGGATCAGACGGAGCTGACGAATGCTTCCGACGTCGGCGGTTGACCACTACAAGCAGCAGCAGGCCATTGGCGTGCAGGCTGTTCGTCAGGTCTCTCGCGCGTGGGGTGGCATGTCGGGTGACTTCGATGCTTCTTGGCAGTCGGTCGCCCCTCTCGCAGTCCAGACGACGATCGCGGCGCAGGCTGCCGCCGCCGCCACCGGCATCGAGTACGTGTCTGACGTGCTCGACGAAACGGGAATCGATGCGCCGGCCGAAGCGTCTGTGACGCCTCGCGGATTCGTCGGTATAGCCGCAGACGGACGCCCCGTTGCAACCCTGCTCGACGGAGCGACCATACGAGCCAAGCAGGCGGTGGCATCTGGGGCGAACACGGTCCTCGCGCTGAAAGAGGCGGGCGACTGGCTGCAGGGATCCGTGCTCGACAGCGTCCGTTTCGCCAACCGGCAGGCGGTCGCAGCGTCCATCGCAGTGCGTCCTGCTGTGCAGGGGTGGGTCCGGATGTTGAACCCGCCATCGTGCAAGTTCTGCGTGACGCTGGCAGGGAAATGGTTCCGTTGGAACGAGGGGTTCCCGTCTCACCCCCACTGCGACTGCCGTCACATCCCCGCCCAAGAGTCCACCGCCGGAGACACCACGGTCGACCCGTACGCGTACTTCGGGTCGCTGGATGAGAAGGCGCAGGATCGACTGTTCGGGAAGAACGACGCGCAGGCAATCCGCGATGGCGCCGACATCTACCGAGTCGTCAATATCCGATCGCGCGGGTTGTCGACGGGTCGGCAGGGCCGCAAGTTCGGCACCCCATCCAAGATGACGGTTGACGAGATCTTCGCCGAGGCAAAGACCCGGAGTGAGGCAATCGCTCTACTCGCTCAAGAGGGCTACGTCATGGGCCCTCAGGTGGCGGGTGGCAACATCCTCGGTAACAAGTCCACGAACGCCGCGGCAATCGCGCGCGGGAGGGGCCGCGGAACCTACCTCGTCGGAACGGAACGCGTCACAACCCGTCGAGCCGCCGAATACGACGCCCTCATCAGCGGACAACGTGACCCGCTCAACCGCTCCACGATGACCGCCGGAGAACGCCGCATCTTCGACGACTTCTACCGCGCCGAACAAGCAATACTTGGGCGCCGTGCCCGCACCATCGGTGCGAACAGCGCCGACCGCGGCATCGTCTTCTCCGGCATCTCGGAGGAAGAAGCAGACGTCCTCCGCATGACGTTCATCCGCCGCATCGACCGGGTCCGCCGCAACGGCACAGCCCAAGAGAAGCGGCTCGCTGAACGTCTCTGGGCGCGCTACAACGCCCTCGTTTAACCCGGTACCGCAATGGGGCCGGCACACCAGGCACGCAACGTGCCGCATCTCGCAAGGAGATTGCTATGCCCATCGAAATCAGCGACGCCGACGTAGAAGCGTTCGGAGGCGACCGCGACAAGCTCAGTACGTGGCTTGACGGGCTGCCCATCGAGACGGACCGCATCAAAGCGCGTCAGGCAGTCATCGAGGAGAAGGACGGCAAGCTCCGTGCCTTCACCGAGCTCGGTCTGACGCCCGAAGAGATCCGTGAACTGCAGTCTCGCCCGGGTCCGACGTCCGAGAAGGACGTGCAGAAGATCATCGACGCTCGCGTTGCCGAGGTCGAAGCCGCGCAGACGGAACGGTCGAACGCCAAGTCCCGAGCCGCTGAGGTCCGCGCGCAGGCCGCCGAACTCGGGTTCATCAAGCCCGCGCAAGCTCTCGCTCTCCTCGACGCGAAGAAGCTCGCCGAAGTGGGTGTGAACGACGACGGTGACGCCGACGCCGAAGCAGTGAAGAAGCTGCTCGAGGCGCTCAAGACCGACTCGCCGCACCTACTGAAACCCACAGACAACACCCCCGATCACCGCACAGCCGGTATCGGGGCGTCAGGCTCCGGCAATCAGCCGGACGTTCGCCCGGGTGCGCCTCGACTGGCGCAGGCGTACGCGAACACCTCCAAATAGTGCTCACCGTTCTGCGGTCGAGCTCAACCTGAAAGGAACACTGCAATGGCAGTTACCCTCGCACAGGCGGCCGTCCTCTCGCAGAACGACCTCCAGCGCGGCGTGCAAGAGATCTTCGTGCAGGAATCGCCGGTCCTCGACCGCATTCCCCTCATGAACATCGAAGGCAACGCCTACGCGTACAACCGCGAAGACACCCTCCCCGGCGTCGCCTTCCGTTCGGTCAACGAGGCGTACACCGAGTCGACCGGCACGTTCGTCCAGCTCACCGAGTCCCTCGTGATCCTCGGTGGCGACGCAGACGTGGACAAGTTCATCGTCCAGACCCGCGGGAACCTGAACGACCAGCGCGCCGCTCAGACCCGACTCAAGGTCAAGGCCGCCTCCTACAAGTTCCAGGACACGTTCTTCAACGGTGACGTCACCGTTGACACGAAGTCTTTCGACGGACTCAAGAAGCGCCTCACCGGCAACCAGGTCATCTCCGCTGGTACCAACGGCATCCCGGTCGTCGGCAACGGAGGTTCGGACGCGTACGCGTTCTTCGACAAGATGGACGCTCTGATCGCGGCCGTACCCGGCATCACCGCGGACAACGGCGCCATCTACGCCAACGCGGCCATCCGGGCGAAGATCATCTCCGCCGGGCGCCGCATCGGTGGCACCGACACTCTCCGTGAGGACATCACGGGCAAGCGTGTCGCCACGTGGAACGGCATCCCCGTCCTCGACCCGGGCACCAACGGTTCGACCGCGATCCTGGGTCAGGCGGAGACGCAGGGTTCGTCCTCGGCCGCTTCGTCGATCTACGCCGTCCGTTTCGGTCAGGACGAGACCGACGGTGGCGTCACCGGCCTCACCAACGGTGGAGTCCAGGCTTACGACCTCGGAGAGATCGACGCGAAGCCCGTCTACCGCACCCGCCTCGAGTTCTACTGCGGCATGGCCACCTTCTCGGGCCAGGCTGCGGCACGACTCACCGGCGTCCTCAACGGCTAAGGAAGGGAACCACCATGGCCATCACGAAGAAGACCGAAGAGACGACCACTCTCGACTCGGACATCACGAAGCCGTCCGTCACCGCACCCGGCGACGGTCCCGCCGACACGACCGACCCTACTGAGATCGCCGTGTCCGTCATCCCCCAGCCTGGCCCCGAGGCCATCGCAGTGGGGACGGTGAACGCTGTCGTCAAGGTCGACCGCCCCGCCGCGAAGCGTGACGGATCAAAGGACCGCATCGAGACCTACTCGGCTACGAAGCCTGACGGAACGATCGTCAAGGTCACGCACAACATCGACACCGGCGAGACCTCGGTCTCCCAGTAACGACAGGGAGGGGGCGCTCATGGACAACCCGGCAAAGCTCAGCGACGTCGAGAACAGCATCGAGCGTCCCCTCACCGATGACGAGACCCGCGTCATCCCGTCCTGGTTGGACCGGGCGTGGCGCGAACTCAACCGGGTCGTACCCGGCATCCCGCAGCGCACAGCACTCGACCCGTCGAACGACCAGTACCTACCGACCGCCGACGTCCGCGATGTCGTTGTGGCGATGGTGGAACGGAAGGTCCGAAACCCTGACGGGCGCCGCTCCTGGGGTGGCGACGACTTCACCGAGCAGATCGACTCGTCAATGTCGTCAGGTCAGTTGTACGTGTCCGAGACGGAGCGGGCATCCCTGCTGCCTCGGTTCGCGGCCCCTGGTGGGTTCTACTCGATCCCGTTGGCGGCGCGATGATCCCCGCCGGCCGACTCGCATCCGCTCGAGCGAGCACGGAGTCGCTGCACCGGGACACGTTCACCGTCTACCGCGACACGGGGGAGATGACCCTGGACCCGGTCACTCTGGTCGAGTCGAAGGTGTACTCGATCGTGGCGAAGCGTGTGCGGGGGAAGTTCAAGGCGTCCGGTGCGGATAACCGTGACGCGCAAACCCCGGGCATGAAGGTCGCGGAGACGGGCCTCGAGTGGCACACGTCCCTGAACGTGCGGGGTGTTCTCACGGACGACGAGGTGGAGTGCGTTGCGGTGGATCCGGTGACGGGTGATCCGGACAACGTGGGTCGTCGGGTTCGTGTGACGGGCCCGTTCATCAAGTCGATCGCTACCGCCCGACGTTTCCGGGTTTCAGAGCTCACTTAGGAGGTCACTGTGGCGGACTTCGACTTCTCTGCTCTCGACAAGCTCGCCGCTGACCTCGGCAACGTCTCCCGTGACACGCAGAAGAATGTGCGGAAGGCCGTCGAGGTCACCGCCCGCAAGGTGAAGGACTCGTGGCGGGACAAGCTCAAGGGCTCATCTACGCTCCCGGGTCTGCCTGGTGCCGTGTCGTACGACGTGAAGTCGCCCGCAGGTGCGGTCGAGGGCGAGATCGGGTTCGACAAGGGTCGCCCACAAGGCGCCCTGGGAAACGTGTCCGAGTTTGGAACGCCCAAGGTCGGCCCCCGCGGCTTCGGTCTTGCTTCTCTCGAGGAGAACCAGGACGACTTCGTCGAGGGCATCCAGATCGCGGCCAGCGACTCCCTGTCAGAGAACGGCCTGTGACGTGATCCAGCATTCAAGAGCCGTCGAGACGCGCACGAGGACCGTTCCAGCGCTTGCGACGGCTACGTACGTCGGGCGCGTCCCCAAAACGTCCGCGGGTTCGCTTGTCACCCGCCCATACGCGGTGATCTACCCCGCTGAGGGAATCGACACGCAAGACCGCCTCACCGGTGGCCGGCGCGTTCAGCACCCCCGTTTCATGATCCATGTCGTCGGCGACTCGTACAACGGTGTTGCCGCCGTCGCGAGCCAGCTCAAGGCCCGGTTCATCGTGGACGGGTTCGGCATCCCGCTCGAAGTCGAGGGCGAATCGACCCGCAATCTGCAGTGGTCGAGTCCCGAACCGATCCAGTGGGAAGACGACGTCACCCCACCGGTCGCGTACCAAACGATCGAACTGTCCTTCGACAGCGAACCCATCACCGATTAGACAAACCCTGGAGGAGGCCGTCATGGCTACCGAAACCAACACGAGTGTCCACTACGGCGTCGCACGCGGCGAGAAGCTCATCGGCACGGGTTCGCCCCACCTGTCGACGGCGCAGGAAGCTCTTCTTGTCGCCGAGCAGCAGATGATCTCCGTCGGCCTCGACCCGGACGTTCGTCTGGTCGAGTACGACGTCGAGACGACCGTGAAGACGGGTCGCGTCCGCGCGTACAAGGAGCCGGTCGACGAGAACGCCGAACCCGAACCGGCCGCGGCACTCGCCGAAGCCTGACCCGCACCAAACATAAGCCCTCGCATAGTCGGGGGCTTTTCTCATGCCCCCTCTCTGCTCCCTGAGAGGTAACCGAAGCCCCGGTTGTCGGGGAGAAGAAAGGAGATGGCTATGCCTCTCGAGAACGTCCCCGCATCCAGTCAGTCCGACGGCCGCTGGCGCGTCGTCAACGTCCCGGGCGGTTCCAACGCGAAGTCTGTCGCCATCCTCAACGGTGGCACCGCGACCGCGATCACCTACGGCCTCACCGCCGACGGGTACAACCACACCACGTCGCAGGCGACGACCGAGGACAAGCGGCTGACCCTGATCCAGGATCTCGCCCGGCCCGGCAAGGTCAGCGAGGGGCTTGAGCTCACCGCGGTCGCATCGTCGGATCTGACGTCGGCTGACCAGGTGCTCCTGGCGCTGTCGCTCTCGGGTGCGGAGACGCAGTTCACCACGCGCCGTGCTGTGAACAACGACGCCACTTTCGCGGTGTCGCAGAAGGCGGACGTCATCACCGGAATCGTCGGTGTGCGGCGCCCGAACGCGCCGACGGAGAACGGTGTCGACACGGCCACGTACACGGTGTTCATCACGAAGCCGACCGAACGTCAGGCGACTCTCGTCGCGTGACCTGACTGCCCGGGCCGGGTCTTTCGGCCCCCGGCCCGGGCGCCACCTCTCAGGCGAATGAATGGCGGAAACCATGACAGACCTCAAAGCGCTCATCGAAGCTGAGAAGCTTCGCATCGAAGACCCGACCAAAGACTCCGTCACCATCGCACTGGGTGGCGAGAAGATCCTCGTCGAGGTGACCAAGCTGCACCCGAACGCGTGGACGGAACTCACGTCACGTCATGCCCCCCGTTCGAACGTCGCAGGGGATGGGCGTCTCGGATTCAACCAGGCCACGCTGCCTTCCGACTATCCCGTGGAGCGCATCAAGATCGATGGTGACCCCGTCGATAAGGACACGTGGGTGCAGATGTACGCGGTGCTCGATGTAGCGCACCGCAACAGTCTTAACGCGCTCATGTGGGGCCTGAACGTGTACGCCGCGGTCCTAGAACTGGCCGCACTGGGAAAAGCACCGGCGGGCCGGTCGTCTGGCTCGCCCGCCAACAGGGGATCTCGCCGAGCCGCTTCCAAGGGCGCGAGCCGGCAGAAGTAACGACCTACCTGCGGGAAGACCCTAAACACCCCTCGTGGGTGACCCGGTCCATCACGGTCCGTGAGCCGGAGTACACCCCCCAGGATCAGGCGCTCATGGTCGCGGACTGGTATGAGCAGCGGGAGCCGAAGAACGGTTACGGCATCCCCATCAGCGAGGCAACGGACCCCGCAAACGCGCAAGCGTTCGTCGTCCCCTACCCGCGCAGGGATTTCGCCGCTCAGGCCGCTGGGCGCGCTCGGAAGCAGTACGAGAAGGACTACCCGCACGACGACCCGTCGTCGTTGCTGTGGCGTGTAGATCGCGCTGAGCCGACGACTGAGTGACCCGCGCACCCCGCGCACGAAAGGCGGTGCACGGTGGTCGATCGCACAGTTAAGGTGACGCTGTCTGCGTCTGTGCAGGCGTACCAGAAGGGCATGCAGGACGCCGCCAAGGCCACCCGTGAGGTGGGCGAGGAGGGCGAGAAGCTCGCGCAGATGCGGGAGGCGTACGACGGTATCGGCCGCGGTGCGATCGTCATGGGCGGTCTCATCGCCACTGGTGTGGGTATCGCTATCGGCCGGTTTGTGGAGTTCGACGCGGCGATGTCGAACGTGCAGGCCGCTACGCACGAGTCGACCGAG